ACCAGTCACCCCTCCAGCTGGAGTAGTCACCAATGGAACAGACTACGCTAATAAAGGGCGTTGGACTGATAGTAATTTAGTGCGTTTTCAAAATGGTTTTCTACGACCTATTGGTGGTTGGGAGAAAATAAGAAACTCTGCTTTAACTGGAACGCCAACAGGAATGTTTGCGTACATTACTAATTCTGGTAAAAAAGTTTTAGCTGTAGGTACAAGACAAAAGATTTATGTCAACCATGACGGAACTTGGTATGACATTACACCTTCTGGTTTTGTTTCTGATAAATCAACTGACCCACTTGGCTACGGTGCATATAACTATAATGTCGAAGACTACGGTGATGCTAGAAGTCAATCTGGATTATTCTTTGATTCTAAATCATGGTCATTTGATAACTTTGGCGAAGACTTACTTTTCTGTTGTGCAAGTGATGGCAAGATTTATAAATGGTCGCCTTCTGCACCTTCTACCATAGGCGCACAGCTAACGAATTCTCCTACAGGATGTTCTGGTGTTCTCGTTACTAATGAACGTCATGTCATAGCTCTAGGTGCTGGTGGTGATCCTAGAAAAGTACAATGGTCATCAAGAGAAGCAAGTACAACCTGGACAGCTGCATCAACGAATACAGCTGGTGATTTACAAATACCAACAGGCGGTACAATATTAAGTGGTGTTAAATGGCAAACAGATGTCATCATCTTTACCGATACAGGTATAGCAAGACTTTACTATACTGGTTCTCCTTTTATATACGGTATTCAAGATGCTGGTACTAACTGTAAAACTGCATCACCAAGAACTGTTGTAAGTTCTGGAAACTTTTTAGCATGGATGGGTGAAAACTCTTTCTTTGTATTTGATGGTTCAGTTAAAGAAATTAAATGTGATGTGCATGACCATATATTTGATAATATCAAATATGCTTATAGACGTATTGCTTGTGGCGGACATAACTCCAACTTTAATGAAATATGGTGGTTTTACCCAGTAGGTGACTCGCAACAAACACCAAATAAATATGTCATCTGGAACTATGTTGATAATGTTTGGTCAATCGGTGAAATGGATAGAGGATGTTGGATCGACCAAGGTGTCTTTGATTATCCTATCGCCTGTGATTCACTTGGTAATGTTTATCAACACGATAGCACTACATTAAATAATTCAGAGAATTTAGGTGCAGCAGTACCCTACGCACAATCAGGGCCTATCGAAATAGGTAACGGTGATAACTATGTGCAATGTAATCAGATACTACCCGATGAAGAAGCAAATACATTACCTGGTGTTGTTATAAGTTTTACAGGAAGATTTACACCACTCGGAGCAGAAACAGATTTTGGTAACTTTACTTTTAATAGTGATGGTTATACCGATGCAAGATTTACAGCCAGACAAGTTCGTATGAAAGTAACTGGCGATACTGACCAGATGTTTCAGGTTGGTAATATACGATTAGATTTAAGAAACAGAGGTCGTAGATAGTGGCAAGAAAAACACTAACACGACCAGGTGAAGATTACGATAAAAACTATCTTAACTATTTAATATCAGAGATAGAATATCAAACAGGTATGACTTTCAACAAAGGTGAAAGAATACAAATAAATGGTGGCGATGCTACCGAATTAGTATTGGTAAGTCCAAATGGAACAAAATATAAAGTTAGTGTCGCAGACAACGGAACACTCTCCACCTCCACAACAGTCTAAAGAAGACTGGGAAGTAGAGTTTGAAAGGTTAGAATACCATATTATTCGTGCATTAAAGCACCAAGATAGGTATAATCTAAGTGATATTAAAGAAAAAATAGGCCAAGGAATGTTTCATATATGGCCTGGAAAAGATGCTTTTTACATATCTAGCTTTGGTGAGTTTCCTAAATACAGAGTTTTAAATTTATTTTTGTGTGGTGGAGACTACGAAGAACTAGAAGAGATGTTTCCAAGCATTGAAGTATTTGCAAAAAATTGTGAATGTAAATATCTTTATGGCGGTGGTCGTAAAGGTTGGATAAGAAAATTAAAACATCTTGGTTTTGAACAAGAATATATAGTCAAGAAGGAATTATAATTATGGGATGGGAAACAATAATACCAGCAGCAGTAGGCTTATACAGTGCTTCACAAAGTGGTGGAGATACAGTTACATCAAATACTGATCCAGCGACACAGGCTCGTTACGATGATTTATACAATAGAGCTAAAGGTGTAGCGAACCAACCTTTCGTTCCTTACACTGGCCCTAGAGTAGCAGGATTTAATCCAGACCAATTAGCTGGGATGGATGCAACCAGAGGTTTATTTAATCAAAGCCAACAATTCAATCCTCAAGCTGGTTTAGCTAATTTATCTAACAGAGCTAGAATAACACCTAGTGCGACACCTTTTATGGGTTCAGCAACAGACATTAACAGGTCTAATATAAGAGATGTAAGACCTCAATCATTATTAGGTACAGATTTAGGTGCATATCAAAATCCGTTTCAATCACAAGTTATCGATAACACTATTGGTGATTTAAACAGAGCAAGACAAATGCAAATACAAAGCGACCAAGATGCAGCAATCGGCAGAGGTGCATTTGGTGGCTCACGTTCAGCTATATTAGAATCAGAAACAAACAAAAACTTTGCAGATTCAGTTGCTAAAGCATCTGGTAATTTACGTTCACAAGGATTTGACAGAGCAACATCATTAGCTGGTCAAGATATAGGAAGACAGTTTGATGCAGATAGATATATGTCTGGAATTGACCAAGCAGTAGAATTAGGCAATGCTGGTTATGGTAATCAGTTTGGCATGGCTAATATGGATGCAATGAATAGAGCAAGATTTATGCAACCACAAATGGAAATGCAAAACAGACAGTTCCAACAAGGTTTATTAAACGACCAAGTACAAAATCAATATCAAAACTTAGGTCTACTTGGTAATCAAGGAAGATCAGCACAGGCTTTATCACAAGCTGGAATGGATGCTGGATACAACGAGTTCTTACGAGCATTAAACTACGGCCCACAACAACTTGGTTTATTATCAGGATCGGTTTTTGGTATGACTCCTGGACAAACCGATACTTATAAACAAGGTATGGGTGGTAGAATTGGTGATGCAGTAAGCATCTATGACCAGGTTGCAGGTTTCTTCCCACAAGACGGATAGGAGATAATTATGGCAATAAGAGATTTTAACAACCCAATGGGATTACTAGGAATAAACAACAATCCTACAGACTCACTTGGTTTAAATATAAGTCCTACTTTTGATGCTAGAGCAAAACAAGCTGAAGAAGACGAGGCAAAAAGAAAAAGAGCTGAACAATCTTTAAAGCTACAAAACCTTGCCGACACTCTTCGCATGGTTAATGCTAATAAATCTGGCAATACTCAAGGTGTAGCTTTGTATTCAAATAGACTGGCTAATAGACGAGCAGCAGAACAAGCTAGATTAAAAAAAGAACAAGACAAATTAAAAGCAGAAAAATTACAACAACAACAAGACGCATTTATAAAAGCAAATCCTGAGTATGCGGGTGCAATTAGAATGAATCAGTTGTTTGGTTTTAATCCACCACCTGCAAAAGACAGAAGAATAGTTCTACAAAATGGTGTTCAATATTATGCAGATACAGGTCAACCAGTTATACCCAATGCTCCTGGCAAAACCAAAACTACTAAACAAGAGTATGACGATCTTGCCGCTAAAATAAAAATTGAAATAGCTAATAATGGTAGAACTTCTCCTAATTTAACAAAATCTCAATTAGATTTTTATGATGATTATATTAAAACTGGAAGTATAAATTATCTTAACAAAAGTATTGCTAACTTGATATCTGGTACTACAGGTGGACAAAGTAACTCAACAAAAAACTATACAGTAATTAATAGTGCTTACGGATCAATGACTGCAAATCAAATTATTGACCAGGCATTTGAAATGAATAAGGAAGTAGAGCCAAAAACTACAAGAGAAGGCGTTATAAAAAATTTAATAGCTAATAAAATAATATCAGAGTAATACTATGGTAGATTTTATCATACCACCCCCACCCAAAGAGGAAGAGAGAGGGGGATTCAAAATACCGCCACCACCTGATGTAGATGATAAAGCTATACAAAATATTGCATCTGATGGTTTTATTATTCCTCCTACCCCAGAACAAATTACAGAAAACGATGGAAAACTATCTGAAGCAGAATTAAAAAAAGACCCTGAATGGATTAAAGTTGCAAAAAGTATTTATGAATTTAACGAAGGCACAACCTTCGGTATTGAAAAAGATGGTCAACCTAAAAAACTAAACTCCGATAAAGAATACGCAAATTACGCCCTAAGATATATGGGTTGGTTTAATTACAATATTCCTAAAATGGGTAATGAAGCACTTGATTTATTCGAGTTTGCCAACCAACAACAAAAAGAAGATTTTGTTACAGCAATGGATATGTACGACAACAAGAAAATTAGTTGGTCTGGAGTTGGTAGATTTATAAAAGGTGTTGGTTCTGATCCATCTACTTATGTGGGTATAGGAACATTGGGTGCTGGTCTTGTTGCAAGAGCTGGTGCTAAAGAAGCAACCAAACAATCTATTAAAGAGTTTGTAAAACAAGGAGCAATACAGGGAGCAAAGATTGGAGCTATAGAGGGTGCAACTTATTCAACAGTTGATAATGCGCTAAGACAATCTACCAGAATAATGTCTGGTCAAAGAGAAGGCTTTGACTTTGGTGAGTCTGGACAGTCAGCATTATTTGGAGCTGGACTAGGTGGTGTTTTTGGTAGTTCAATAGGCGGAACTGCTGCATATTTTAAAAATAAAGGTAATGTAGTTCCTAACGTAACAGATGAAACTGAAGAGTTTATTGTTCCACCAGCACAAGAAGTAGTAGATACTCCTGTTGCTCCAGAAGTTGTAACACCCAAAGTAGATATTGATACCTGGAATACATTATCACAAGAGCAAAAAGAACAACTTGTACCACAAAACGCCCTTAATAGAGATTTTGATGATGATGAATTGTTTGAAATTATTGATGACCAAATTATTCCTAATTTCTCTAAAAAAGAATTT